GTCTCTTTTTGGAGCTAGGTCTAATGAATTAGGTACAACTGTTATTTTTATTTTATCTGTTGTATCAGGTCTAAAACTATTTAATATAATAGTACCTTTTAATACATCTATAATTCCAGCTTCATTTATGACCGTTACGTTTTTATCATTTACAACTTTATAAACAATTACTTTTCTATTTGTTGAACCAACGATTGGTTCGTCACCAAAGAAATGGTCTATGTTATTTATTTTAAATGCTGTTGATGTTAAAACAAAATCAGTTGATATACCTGATTGATAAAAAGGTGAACTAAATGTTAAACTAAAATTATTATCTGCATTATTTAATGGTGTAATCTCTTGAAACATTCTTGGACGTACCATTGTGTTTAGTATTGATGGGTCTGAACTATCAATTGCTCTTGTTAATTGTGAATGCCTAAATACACCATCAAATTTATTTAAGTTATTAAAGTTATAATCTTTAATTGTATCTCTTACAACTGATTGTAATTCAACAGAACTTCTATCTGTTAAATTTGGATTATATTTAAAGTTAACATCTAATTCTAAATAAGTAAAATTAGGGTCAACAATTTCTGGTGTAATTGATACAACATTTTTACCTTTTAATATCGCACCAGTAATATCTGTTTTTTCTGCAGTTGTAAGTGTTTCTGCTAATAAAGGTTTTATTGCAATATAAACTTTACCATAATCAGGTGGGTCATTATCTTCTCCACCCCATGTTGAAATAGAATCAATATTACTAAATTCTTTTTTAATAATAGATGCGTAATCATCTGAAGTTACCGCTCTATTTTGAGCAATAAAAGTAAGTGGAGCATTAAATCTTATTGACTCCATTGTTTCAGCTTCTGCTCCTCCACTTGCAGCTGATACTAATGTAACTGTTTGAGTCGCTCCAGCTAAAAGACTATCTACTAAACTAAATCCATTAGCACCATTACTTTCAACTCCTTTTGTAGTCACATACTCAATAGTAACAATATTATTATTTGATGGTTTAAATCCTGTGACTCCATCTCCAAAATATATTTCATAATAACCACTTGGATTTTCTTGCAAGTAATAAACCTTTGATGTAGAATCTACTCCTCTTAATGTTTCAAATTTTGTATATAAATCACTTCCACTAGATTCCTCATTTTGTTGTACACGTACACGTAACGTACTCGTGTCTGCGTCGAAATCTGAAAGTTGAAATTTTTGATTTTCTATATCATTATCAACTCTGTATTTTAATTCTCTTGCATCACCTTCAGCTATTACAACATTATTAAATGTGTATGTTCTACCAACTAAAGTGGCAGTTTGAGTTTCTATTACTACATATTGAAATTCATCGCCGGTAATCTGTGTTGTAAGTTTTGTTCCTCTTGGTAATGTTAATGTAGTATCTAATGTTCCACTAAAACTATCTGCTGCAGTCACTGCAATATTTACAGTAGCTCTTGGAGATAAAACAGACCTTGGTGTATATCCTAATAGTTTTGCTCTTGTAACTACATTTCCTCTTATTTGAGCTGAGTCTAAGAATGATTCATTTAATGAGTAATGAGCATTTAAAGCATTATAATGAGTATTATAAGCTAAAATATCTAATAATACATTTAATCCTGAGCCATCAAAATCGTAATCATTAAATTCTGATTGTTGTTTTAAAAAGTTTTTGAGATTATTTTTTATATCTGCAAAATCGAGTTCTGTAACGTTTAAATTTGTTGTTGCCATTTTATCTTAACCTTCTTAATACTATTTCTACACTTTCTTGAGTGCTAAATTCTTTTATTGTGAAAAATACTTCTATAATATATCTATTTTCATCGACTACATCTGTTATATCAATACTATCTACACTTACTCTTGGTTCATATTTTTCTATACAAAATCTAATGCTATCTCTTATTTGTATATTTGTCAACATACCAGCTGGTTCAAAAAGTAATCCTCTTAAGTTTGCACCTAAATCACTTTGAAAAGGTCGCTCATAAAAATTACTTATAAGTAAATTTCTTACTGCATTTTTTACAGCAGCATCGTCTTTTAAAGGTATTATATCCTTACGTATTGGATGTATCTTTAATGACAAATCTAAATCGCGGTGTGGTTTCTTTTTAGAAACAATTCTTGCTTGTTCTAAGTCTCCCGCTATTTGCTTGTCGCCTGTATATAATCCTGCCATAATACTATTTATACTCTTTAACTTGCTCCTTCCTCAACTACTGTATTTGGAAGTGTACTTTGTGTATTATTAATAACTGCTTGTACTGATGGTGGTAAATCAATTGTTGATGGAAAACCTATCAGTTTTAAATAATCACAGAAACTAAATGTTATCCATTGAATAACAGAACCTAAACCAATGGCATTAAAAAAGTCTTCTACCTTTTTAATCCATAATTTAATTAAATATGTTTGCCATTCTTCTGCAAATTCTCTTGCTCTTTTCAACAATCTTTCTTTTTGAAACTCTGGTATTTCTACATTATCATCAAACTCACCACCTAATAAATCTAATAAACTAAAATTAAATATTTGTACAGCTTCTAATTCTTCTATTGTTTTATCTCTTATTAAAGCTTCTAAATCTAATACTTGTAAACCAGGAAAAGCATCTAAACCAAGTGCATCCCATATTTCATCAAATTCATCAATAAGACCAGAAAATCCACCACTTAATAACAGATTCATTTTCTTTGCAACTTCAGAACGTAAATAATTTCTTATTGATTCCTTTTTAAAATCTGCAGTTTCAAATTTATTCCAAACTTTATATTCATCTGGAATTAAATCATATATACTATCAACTTCATCTAATGATATATTATCTAAAACGCTATTTGGATTTGCTAAAAAATCTAATATATCAAAAGATATGCCGAGTATTTCGACACTAAAATTAATACCATCAGGTAAAATATCATCTATTAATGATAATATTTTTTGTTGAACATACATAGGATATTCAGATGATAATCGCGTTATCATGATTTCCCATTCTAATTCTGGTATTTCTATCTTCTCAAAGTTTGGGTCATATATATCCAATAAAGAACGTATACTTTCAAGCTCTTCTTTTAAACTATCTATTTCATATCGATAAGCATGAGTTGCCAATCCACCAAATAAGTTTCTTAAATTTGCTGGTGTAGGTAATAAAACGTCAGGACATTCTATTTGTGGCAATGTAATATTTGGAGTTGTCATTATAATATTCTAGTTTTCTTAACTGATTTTATTTCTATAGTACCATCACTCTTCATTTTAATGTGTGAATCTTTTTTACCATGAGTAATTCTTATTTCTTCTGAACCATCTTTATTATCTATTTCAATTAAATGACCAGCTTTTGATTTATATACTTTATTATCTACAGAAGATTGACTTGGTATATCTTGTACACCGTCAGTTTGAGTAGCAATTGAACCCATTACAATAGGGTCTTGAGCTGATGGTCCATCTCTAAAAAATCCTATAACCCATGAACCTACTTCTAAATGATGATTACCACCATTTCCTTTCATAGATGCTGATGTGACTGGCATCATAACAGTAGCCCAAGGTAAATCATCATGAGATTCCATTCCATCATAATATCCATAAGCACATACTTTTACTCTATTTAATTTTAATGGGTCGTCAATATCGCATATTGAACCAATAAACCAAGTAAATAAACCATTTTTAAATTGGTCATCTTGTCTATTAATCATTTTCCCTCACTTGTTTTACTATAAACGAATCTTTTTTAATATTTGTCTGCATAAAATAACCATCTTTACTAAAATGGTGTATTACACTTGATACTAAATATTTTCCACTTAGTTCTTCATCAATATAATCTCTTCCTTCTTCTAATTCTTCTTGAATATCAGCTTGTCTTAAAATTTCTAATTCAATTATTTTACCTGGAGCAAATTTAAAATCGCCTGGTAAACTAACTGTTAAAACATTAGTATTTAAATTGTTTATATGAGCATTTCTTTTTAGTAATTGTTTTTCTCCAATTGGGTCATGATAAGTAAATATATCTTTACCAAATGATAATGAATTTTCTGAAATCCAATGTTGTTTTAAATTTTTAAAATCTTCAATTTTTTCTTTACCAATTTTCATAGTATTTTCTATAACTGGTAAATCATTTAATTTTTCTGTTAATTCATTATATTTAAATTCAACTGCAGGTTTTACTGTCTTAGTTGCAATATCAATTTTATTCATTACACTTCCAAAAGCTCCTTTTGCTGAAGCTTCAAATTTAGAAATATTTCTATTAGAAATCACTTTACGAATCTTTGCTCTTTCTTCTTCAAATATACCTTTTTCAGTACTATTATGTAATGTTTCAGTAAAAAGTGGATTCCTATTATATTTATGATATACGTCTTGTTTTAATATTTCTTTATAAGATGTTAATATTAATCCTTCATCAGCTGTCTCATAAAAATATATTGGAGTACCATTATCATGAGAATTTCTTAATAACCAAGCTATAGCTTCTATAGGTTGTAAATTAGGATATATACCTTTTATACTTTTTTCTGTAGAGCATCTCACATCAACTTCAGAATCTAAATGAGTTTTAATAATACTTTTAATTAAATTTGCAGTCGTATTATTAAAAGGTTGATTTAATAATTTTTTATTATTTAAATATCCATGTTTTGATATACAAGTAAGAGTATAAGCTTTTGATGATGGTGTAGGCTCAGAATAATTAGATATGCTAGATATATATAGTTCTAAATCAAACCTTTTTTCACCACTATATTCTTCTCTTACTAAACTTAAGTC